CAGCTTCTGCACGCTGGCCTGGAGATCAATGGCGCTGCCGTATCGGTCCGCCCCAGCAGTCCCCGGATGCCGGGTGTAGTCATGCATCGGTGCCGTGGGCACGCTGTAGACGTTCACGCTTTTCACTCCGTCGAACTCATAGGCGTTTCCCACCACGCCTGCTGCGAAGGACTCTCGCTGGAACCGCTCGTCCACCTTTGGGGAAAATTTTGTTGCCAGATTCATTGCCATATGTTTCACTCCTTATAAATTGGGCCTTTCGGCCATAATCAACATGTATTACGAATTCGTCTGTGGTTTTTACCAGTAGGGCTCGTCAAAACCCGCCAGCATGGGATCTTCCCCCTGGACTCCGCCGCCGGAAACGCCCTTTTTAATAGGTGCCTGCTGGGCAGCGCTCTGGTTCTGCTGATAGATCTGGTTCTGCCGTCTGAGTTCCTGAAGTTCTCGGCTGTGCTGTGCCCCCTCATACTCCAGATAGGCCGCCAGCAGGTTTTCCCCCTGCATATAGGCCCGAAGCACTTCCTCCGGCAGCAGCGTCCCGTTTTTCTCCAACTGGGGCCGCTTCCGCATCAGGTCCTTCAGATCCTGGGAGAACTGCTCCTGAGAGGGCGGCGCAGTCTCCTGATTTTCCTCGGCTTTCGCCACACCTTCCGTGTCTTTCTCCTGTAAATTGCCGTCCTCTGTCGTGTTTTCCTGGTTTTCCGCCGACTGAAAGCCCTCTGTGGGAGCCTCCTCCAGTGGGATGTCCGAACTGTTTGCAAACAGCTCCTCCATGGTCCTTCCTCCTTTCTTTCAAATATGGTCATGCCCGTGTAGGATCGAGCCTTAACCTCCATTCATTTTCATAGAAATGCTCTTTACCAGCGCATTTTTTGCCCTGGTGGGCAGCTCCTGAAACTGAGCCTGTACATTGGTGGGCAGTTCTGAGACAGCCTTGTCCTGGTCCAAGGTCCCGCCTACCATCTGGCTGCTCTCCTTTTTTGCCCCATTGATCTGCCGCTGGATGCCAGACAGCTGCTGCTGGATCTGGCTGTCTGGCAGCGCAAGCCCTGCGGTCACGCCGTCCTGCCGGAGCTTCTCCAGCTTTAGCTTGTCCACAAGCTCCTGCTTTCTGGGGATCAGCTTGTCCGGCACCCGCTCCAGATAGTCAATAATATCAATGAGCTGGGCCGATCGCAGATTGTCCAAGGTCTGCATCATGGCGATCTCGCTGTAGGCCGTGGCAGAGCCCACATCTACCCGCACATTTAAGAATACATGCTTGAGTTGGGAGAAGTCATAGGGCTCCAGCACCCGCCGCATCTCGTTCTGGGTCTTGAGCATGCCGGTGTACTGGTTCATGACTGGCATTCCGCTGGACAGGTCCGTAGCCACCGTCTCCATATTTCGGTCCCGGACGATGGGCCGGATGCCGTAATAGGTCCCCATCATGTCCAGCAGGATCTTTACGATCTCCTCGCTCCACTCGTACATGCCCGCCCGGATGTTTTCAAGGGGCACCTCCGCGTTGGACTGCATGACCATAATGGCGCTTGTGTTCTCCCCGGTCACATTGCCCAGCTGCACATCCGTGACCCCCAGACACTCCTTCGTGAAGGAGACCACCTGGTTGATGACCCCGATGATCTGGTTGGACATATCTGCCGGCCCCAGATTCGCCGCCACCTGATTGATGGCCTGTCCCGGCTGGAGTCCGTGTACCGCAATACTCTGGCCGATCTCGTTGGACCACTGGCCGATCAGGTCCCCGTTGTAGATGGTCTTGGGGAAGGCCTCCAGCTGGAGATGCCGCATGACCATGGCGAACATGCTGTTGATAAAGATCTGGTTGGGGATCACCCCAGTGACCAGCGCCCTGCCGTGATAGCAGTTCTTTTGCTTCTCCCAGTTGCCCCAGGCAATGGGGTAGTAGGTAAGGCCCGTGTCCACATCCTCAAAAATGCTGGCGTTCCTTGTGCACTTGCTCACATGCACAGACACGACCTGTTCCTTGACCATCTCTCCCATGGGGCCCGGCACCTCCCGCTCTGTGACCACCTTTTCATAGAGATAGATGTACAGGCACTTGGCGTTCTCCTGGCCGCTGAGCTCCACCTTGCCGCCGCTGGCGATCTGCTGCCCCCAGGCCCCGTCAGGCTGGATCTGGTCCGGACCTGCCTGGTCTCCCGGATGCCGCTGTAGGTATTCCTCCCGGAGATTCTGCACCGTGTCCCTTCCGATCAGAAGGATATAGGGCTGTGCCTGGGCGTCGGAAATATTGGGGTTTCCAAACATGACGTTGACCCCATCCACCAGTTCCATTTTGATCTCTCCCCGGTAGCCCCCTGATGCGCCCCCATAGGGCAGCGCATTCGCGTCCCAGTAGAAGTGTGCGCAGTAATCTCCGGTCTGGGCACCGTCAAACAGGGCATCCCGGATCCGGTACTCCAGTTTGAGCTTTTCTAAGAGGTTGTTGACCTCTGCCTGGGCAAACTCCGTGGTACTGGTCCCGCTGGGATCTCCGGCTCCACCGTCGTAGTAGCTTAGGGGCTCCAGATTCACGCTGATGCCGCCGCTGGTCACCTGAGATACCAGCACATTGGTCACCCGCTTGATGATGTTGAAGCTGGGCTTTGGCAGCCTGGACATAGCCGGTGTCTGGGGCAGATGCACCCACTGGTTTCCGGCGTAGAACTCCGTGTTGGTGTCCACCATGGTGTAGTAGCTGGGTGTCAGGCTGCTGTTGTACCGCCTCCCCTCCTCATAGAGCTGAAAGGCCCTGGTCCGCTGGTCCTTATTGTTTCTGTTCAATTCTCACTCCTCCTTTCGTCCTCGCAAGCTGCATATCGTTCGCTTCCGGCTAAAGCCGAAAGCTCGCTCATTCCGCTGCTCGTCCTCTCCCCCAACAGACCCGCTTCGCTGGGCTCTGCCGGGGCCCCTTTTCCGTTATTTATTCTTTCTTCTCTATTCTCTATTCTTTATTCTTTTCTTCTCTCTCGTCCCGCCCGCAGACAATAGGCTCCTTGGAGAAGGAGTCCCGCAAGGGGATTCCCTTCGGTCACTGTCAGCTGCAGGCTGACTGAGGATTGTCTAGGGCAGTCCGTGATACCTAAAGTTTTCGTGTAGAAGCAACCGCCCTGCCTCCGGCGGCCCAATTTCTGCACGGCCAGAAATTGGGGAAAGAGCCGCCAAAGGCTGCGGCCTTTGGAAACTATGGAGTACACGCGTTGGAAGTCCTCCGTAATTTGAGCGCTCACAATCGGCTTTTCTCTCGCTCGGTCTCAGCCCTCCAGGCTTCGCCGAGACCGTCCAAATGCAGCGGCTCTTATGTCCCGACCGCTCGGGAGTGCGGCGATAAACGGTGGAAGAGGCTCACTTGTACATCTCCTCATTCCCGCTCATCCCATAGGCCACATCTGCGTTATACTCCATCTGCTGCCGGAATGCCTCCTGATCCTCGATCAAGCGTCTGCGCTCCTTTGCGATCTCCTCGGCACTGCGCGCTTCCCGGTAGCCCCCTGGCTTCTCGTCCTGGTTCTCTCTCCCCAGGCCCAGCCCCAGGAAAAAGCCCCCCAGGATCAGCAGAGCCCCTGTCATTCCCATCAATAGCTCCATAGTCCCTCCTCAAATGTATCTCCATAGAGTCCATAGGGGTCATAGCACCCCGCCGACAAAAATGCCTCCTCCGGCGCTCTCTCCGGCTTTTTCGGCAGCTCAGTACCTCCGTAGGCATACAGCAGCTTGGATAAGGCCTGGCTGCTGGCATCCACCATATCATCGTGCTTTCCCGCGGGAAATTCCGACCACTGCCTCAGATAGTCCTCCAGCCATTCTGCCCCTCTGGGCAGGAACACATGGCCCGTCTCAATGGCAGGCGATACCGCATTTACCCTCGCCACCTTGCCGCCCATAGGCTCCACGGGGATCACCCCCACCATGTCCCGCTGTAGGGTCTGGATAATGGCGCTGCCGTTGGCCTTGTCCTCGATGTACACCCGGCTTACCTGGGGAAACTGTCCCCGTACCGCCCACAGCCGTCGGACGGTCGCCGGAAAGTCCAGGTGTTCATTGCAGCAGTACCGGAGATAGTAGTCGTTTCCCCGCTTGCCCCAGACCTGAATGGACACGTAGTCGCTGTTTTCCTCACCCTTAAAGGCCGCGTCCACGCTGATACACTCCGTCCCGAAGCTGGGCGTCTCTTCCGGCTGATAGTACTGCCACCAGCTTCTCCGGACCAGATTTCCCCCCTCGGTCACCGGCGCGCACATGTACAGGGCGCTCCAGGCCCGGCTTCCGCCTCTGGCATCCTGTAGATAGGCTTTTTTGAACTGCCTGAGCCACTTTTTCCCCTTGCCGATCTCCGGGCAAAGGGGATCTCCGGGCAGTCTTCCCATGGGATCTCCCTCCTCCGCCTCCACCGGCAGCCGAATGTGGGTCACATACTGCTCAGTCGCCAGGATCCTGGCCCGCAGATCGTCCTCGTGCCAGGGTGTCATGATCAGAATGACCTTAGCCCCCGCTGAAAGTCTCGACTTCATAGAGCTGAGCCATTCTCCCCAAATGCTGTTCCGGGTGGTCTCAGAATCCGCCTCCTGGCGGTTCTTGATGGGGTCGTCAATGATCATCAGGTCCGCCGGGTTGCCCGTCAGTCCCGCCATAATGCCCCTGGAAATCATGGACCCGCCCTCCTTCAGCTCAAACCGGTCCGCCCGATCTACCTTCCCCATGGAGATCTCAAAGAGCTGCTGTCCATGCTCCTTGATCTTGTCCTTGTTGGCCCGCAGGAATCTGCCCGCCGTGTCCTCGTTGTAGCTGACGGTAATGACCCGTTTTTCCGGGTGCCTCCCCAGATACCAGGAGGGCAGTGCCTCGGTAACGGTCTTGGATTTTCCGTGCTGGGGCGGCGACTCCAGGATCAGGATATCATAGGCATGGCCGGTATTCTCCTCGATAAAGCGCTGGATCTTCTCCCCCACGAAGCTGGAAAATTTGGTCCTTTTCCAGGTCTTCCCGTAGATATAGCTGAGGTACTCTACATAGCTGCGCCGGGCCAGCTCTCGCCGCACCAGCTCCTCCATTACCCGGCTGTAACCATCCTCGCTCATTTTGCCGCCTCCTTCTGTGCGCTCTGTAGTTTTTTTGCCATAGACCGCAGTTCCCTGTCTGTCATGGTACCAAGCTCCGGCAGCCGGATCGCTTCCTCCTCCACTGTAGGCTCCTTTGGCTCCTCCTGGGCCGTATCCCGCAAAAATACAGCCCACTCCTTTTTTCCCTGCTTGGCAAGCTCCACAGCCGTCGCGAAAATGGCCTCCCGCTGGGTCACCGCCGCATTTTGGGGAAGTCCCAAGGTCTGGCGAACCGGCTTGGCCTCTTCCTCCCCCAGCTTTCCTTCCAAAGCCTGCCGAGCTGTCTCCTTCCAGACCCTGTCCCATTTTTCAAGGTCTTCCTTTTCTGATTTGTTCTTTGCTTCCGCTGCTCTCACGAACTTCGCTCCTTCTTGCTTTTCACCTGGCACACACCCTGACCAGCTCTCGATATTTTTTTAGATACCATGCCGCGATCAGCAGCTGATCCTCCAGGTCTCCATCTCGGGGCCCTCCGTGGATCTGCCGCAGCGCCTCCTGGTCGGCCTTTCTGGTATGCAGCCACCCGTTCATGGCGCAAAATACCATGGTGGACTCCTGACCAAACTCCTGTATCATTTCCTGGAGTTCCTCATCTGTCGGTCGATTCTTGCGTTCCATATCCTAGTCTCCTTTAGATTTCATCGTACTCTGCCGCCGATACGGTCTGAAGACAGCATTCACAGCCCCAGATCATATCGGACTCGTCTATGTAGTAGCTCTCGCACTCCTCCCCGCAGACCGGGCAGTAAAGCCGCAGGGGCAATTTTCCGTCAGGAAAACCTGTCTGCTCCAGATTTTCGACCACCGGATGGTCCCGCATATCTCTCACCTCCTGTATGTTTCTGTCTGTTCCCGTTTTTTCTCCCGGAAACCCGTCGAAATAAAGTACTTTTAGTGCTCTCCCTCTTGAAAAAAAAGAGCCATTGCAGATTGGCCATAATGGCTTGCCAGCCGCATTTTGACCTCGTCCCTGGGGACCCTCCGCCCCGCTTCATAATCTTCCAGAGATTTTTGAGAAATGCCAAGGGATTTTGCCACACTTTCCAGACTTTCGTCTCCCCTGAGCGATCTCAACCGCTGTCCAATGTTCAAGCTGCTTCCCCCTCCTTCCCGATAAAGTGCACGTTTTGTGCGTGCTTTCAATATATCACTATCCGTGCGTTTTGTCAACCGGTTCCAGTCACGAAAAGTGCCCAAAACTAATTTTCACTTTTTGTGCACTATTCCAGCTTGACATGAAATACCTTTTGTGCTCTAATGGATAGGAAGGAGGTTGTCTAAATGCCGAATTTTCATGAGCGTTTGCGATTTCTTAGAAAAGAAAAGGGCCTGACTCAGGCCGAACTGGCTACCCAGCTGGGCATTTCCAAGAGCTCTGTCAACATGTACGAGCGTGGTGAGCGTGAGCCCGGCCTGGAAATGATGGAGTCCATCTCCGACTATTTCAACGTGGATATGGACTATCTCTACGGCCGTTCTACCACCAAGTGCCGCGATCCCCTGTCTGCCCCCAACCTGTCTCCCCTGCCGGAGACGGAAAAGCTCCCTCTGCTGGGCCGTATTGCCTGCGGCGAGCCGCTGCTGGCCATCGAAAATGTCGAGGACTATGTAGCTGTCCCCAGTCAGTTCCATGCGGACTTTGTCCTGGAATGCCGTGGCGACAGCATGATCGGTGCCGGCATCCGTGACGGCGACCTGGTCTATATCGCCCAGACCCCGGAGGTCATGGACGGTGAGATCGCCGCAGTTCTGATCGACGATGAGGCCACTCTGAAACGTGTCTACTATGACCGGGAACACAGTGAGCTTGCCCTCTTCGCAGAAAATCCCCGTTTCCGCACCCTCCGCTATGTAGGCGAATCCCTGAACCATATCCGTATTCTTGGCCGTGCCGTCGGCCTTTCCAGAGCGATTTGACCGAAAAAAATGCCTGCCACATGGCAGGCATTTTTTATTCTTCCGTTTTCTTGAGCACGATATCCACACTGTGATATCCGTCAAACTCCGTAAAAATCGTAAACTTTGCATCCTCCTGCCCAGCAGGTATGGCCATCACATCGGTCAGGATCAGTCTGGACTCCAGATACACCGCCACAAACAGCGTGTGTTCCCCCTCGTCCAGCTCCATCCGCCGTGTCTCTCCGTTCCTCAGGGCAAAGTCTCCGCCCCATTCTGGCCGGCAGGTGTATGGCTTTTTCTTGAGTTCCTGTAAAAATTCTGTCTTGTCCCGGTCCACCAGCGCATAGTGCAGCAGCGCAAACCCCGCCAGCGCCCGCTCCCGATGCAGTATCAACTGTCTCATGGCGAAATCCTCCTTTTTCCCGCATTATAGCAGTTTCCCGAGCGAATTACAATCCCTCCCCGCTCACAGGTGATAGACTTCAAAGCGGTCAGCCGCACGGCTGACTGCTTATCGATTTCCGCAGTTTCATTTCCAAGAACGCCTTTTGCAAAACACACCAAGGGACATCGGGATGCCCCTTAATTTTAACGTAAAAGAGGACTTCAGCCAACCCCTTTGGGGAGCCGCTGAAGTCCTCTTTTCATTTTTTAGCTATTTTACAACGAGCCCAGGTACACTATACACCCACCACAGCGCGATACAGGAAGGTTACCACCTGGCCACGGGTGCAGGTGCTATCTGGGGCAAAGATAGTGTCTTCCACGCCATCGGTAACTTTTTTGCTTACCGCCCAGGCCACAGCCTTTTCATAGTAGGCACCGGCCTTTACATCGGTGAAGGGACTATCCGCCGTGGAAACCTCCGGCTCCCCGGCATAGCGATACAGGAAGGTTACTACCTGGCCACGGGTACAGGTGCCATCTGGCTCAAAAGTGGTGTCGCTCATACCGTCGGTGATGCCCTTTTCCACGGCCCAGAGGACTGCCTTGTAATAATACGCACCTTCCTTGACATCCGTAAAGGGATTCTCCGTAGTTGTGGGTTCCGGCTCTCCGGCGGCCCGCCACAGGAAGGTGACCACCTGGGCACGGGTGCAGGAGTCGTCAGGAGAAAATGTTGTATCAGAGGTTCCCTGTGTAACTCCCGCGGCTACTGCCCAAGCTACAGGCTGTGCGTAATATTGGCCTTCCGGAACATCCGTAAAGGTGATCGGCTCTGTCTCCAGTTTCGGGATCTCTTCCGTCTTGGTCTCCCCACAGTTTGCACAGGTGTAGGTCTTTACGCCTGTTTCGCTGGTAGTAGCGGCCTTGGTGACAGTGCCAGCGTCCCAGCTGTGAATACCCGTTGCCGGAATTTCCTCGGTCTTCGTCTCCTCACAAACCGTGCAGGTGTAGGTCTTTACGCCGTTCTCGGTGCAGGTCGCCGCCTTGGTGACCGTGCCGGCATCCCAGCTGTGAATACCCGTTGCCGGAATGTCCTCCGTCTTGGTATCACCGCAAACCGTGCAGGTGTAGGTCTTTACGCCGTTCTCGGTGCAGGTCGCCGCTTTGGTCTCCTTGCCATCGTTCCAGGTATGTCCCGTAGCAGCGATCTCCTCGGTCTTCGTCTCCTCACAAACCGTACAGGTGTAGGTCTTTACGCCGTTCTCGGTACAGGTCGCCGCTTTTGTTACCTCGCCATCGTTCCAGCTGTGGTCGCCGTTTTCGCTGATTTCGCTACCGCCGCCGTTTCCCTCAAGGATCTCGCTGGACGCGTCCCTCCAGACAGGCGTAAATGTCATGTTGCTTGTCACCTTGATCGTGGCACCGGGCTGATAGGTCTTTGTTCCGCTTTTCCATCCCTGGAAGGTGTAACCGTCCTTAGTGGGTGCTGCATTTACCGTCACTGTCTCGCCTGCATCCACCACGGTACTGCGGGTACCGTTTTCGTACTCGTATGTCACAGTATACTCTGTGAGACTGCTGTCGGTCGAGGGTGTCTCATAGACCCTCTCAATGACCATGTCCGTAAGTATACCCTCAACGGTATACGGGTTTTCAAAGCTGTAAAGCTCTGTGCCGTTATTATACAAATATCCCGCTGTGTAGCCGCTCTTGGGCGCAAAGCTGATCGTAGCGCTCCCGTTCCGTTGGACCGTAATGCTTCCATATGCCTTTCCATTGCTTTCCTCAACCATTTCCAGGCCGTCCGCTGTTGCGGTTCCGCCGTCCACAAACACATAGACGGTGCATCCATCCGTCGTTGTCTCCGTCGCTGATGGGAAGCTGTATACGTAGGTCACATTACCATCAGTTCTCAGTTTCGTTGTTCCCGGGTCAGAGGGGATCCATTTGCCGCTGGCACTGTATCCGTCTGCCGGCAGCATGCCCGTGGGCACGTTGTTCGGATAATATGAGCCAAGCATATCTCTTGTCCACTTGCCAGTCGCATCGTGCCAAGTCCGTGCAACCACCGACTCAGTCTTGTCCACTGTCGTCCCATCCGCCCAGGTTCCGTTCAGGACCTTATAGTTGACCGTTGCCTGGTACTCATCCGGTACCCAGTTTTGGTCCTCATCCAATGCATAGTCCACTTCAATTGTCTGATTTTTGGTCACACTGGTGATTTCATAGGTATATGTAGGATCAGGTCCCACCTTCCCCGTGTCCGCTGTATCTGTGTCCTCTGTTTCTGCGATCGGAACAAGATCGCCGCTCGCCAGAACACCGCTGACCAGGTCACCACCGACTAGGTCGCCACCGACCAAACCGCCGCCGCCAATCAAACCGCCGCCGCCGATTGAACCGCTGTCGCCGCCGATCAAACCGCCGCCGCCGATCGAACCGCCGGAACTTGTTGTACTCGTAACACTCTCCAGCGCATAGTCTTCACTGGCAGGTGTGAATACGATCTTCAGAGATTCTCCGGCTGCCACTTCATAGGTTCCTGTTCCAGCAACATCCTCGCCGGTGATCGTTGTCCCATCCGGCAGCGTTGCCGTACCATGGATCACCTTCACCTTGATCGTGTGGGTCGTCTCCGTATCCCCTGCCAGCACCCCTGTACTGCACAGCATAGCCAGTACCAGGACGATCGCCAGGCATTGGAAGC